ACACAGCATCCGCTTTCCCCCAAAAAATTTAATAGCAGTTTGTATGGCAATTATTACCGTAGCAGCAGGTAGTGCAGGTTACACACCGGCCCTGATCACAGTAAGTGTTGTAGGTACAGCTTGCCCTTGAATACTGAAAAAAACTACGCTTACCGCCAAAATAAATTTTTTCATTTTTCTCTCCTTAAAATGGAACTTCGCCATCTTCAACGCGATTAACCTCTTTCGGATATTGCTGAGTATTTTGGGGTTTCCAATTGTCCTCCGATAAGCTAATCAACTGCCCTTTCGGGGTGTTTTTAGTCCAACCCGCAATCTTCAAAGTTTGACCAGCCTTGTAATCCTCTGAAAGCAGTAGCGTTCCTTTCCAGTCTGGCGACCGTTCATTGGTTTTCTTTTCATTTTGAAACAATACTCCTTTGCCCATCTGGGCGATATGTCCACTAGCCATCAATCTCTCCTTAGTTCAGATATTCGGGTTAAAAATTTTGCAGTTTGTCCACTATTCCAAGTCCGGGTAAATGCATCATTGGCTTGGCGCAGTTGGTTGTACTTCTTGGTTTTCTCTTTCTCGTCAAACTTAGAGGAATCTTGGATACGCTTGAAGATATCCAAAAAACCCTCGATCCAATCTTCGAGATTGAGGTAGGTCGCATACGGCTCTTCTTGTCCAGGCACATACAGATACAACTTATGCACATATTCACCGACATTGCCCGGAATTGGCTTTACAGATGGCGAAACAGGCGCACCCTCTGGAACATCCTCTTTGATATCCATAAGATCAATTTCACCGGTGCTTTGATCGACCACGACGCTACCCATATCTTTGGCCTTGGGTGGCTCAAAGTCGGCTACTTCTTCCGGGCTATAAAAGCCTGTGACCGAGCCGGGGAATACCGATCTAATACCTTCTGAAATGCATCTGGATCGGAGCATGGCTCTTGGGAACTTTTGCCAACCCGATCCCGGTTTGACCAACCCGATTTTGGTTGCTTGTTCGATAGTCCAAGTGACTGATAACTCGCCACCGTTGGGGTGACTAAATAATCCTGTAACTTTTTCATCGGTGTAATCCTTCCAATCGACTTTACCACCCGCATTTTGAAACCGTGCCAACATGGCATCGGCTTTCAATGCTGGTCGGCCTTGAATGATATGAAAATCCCGTGCTGCGGTGGCTGGGTGCAAACCCTCGGCTTGGGCTACTGCCATGAGAGCCAGAACTGAGTTCTTGTCTTTCATGCCAAATAATCCCGATGCCGCAATGGCACTAGCCATCTGATCCATATCGGTAAAGCTAACAATATTGCTCATCTTATCCCCTTTCATTAGGTTATTTCACTAAAAATCGTCTGCTACCGGGTTGCTCGATCACAAACTTTTCATAAATATCAGGCATTGCTTGTTTAAACAAATCGCTAGAAAAGCGTTTACTGCTCTTGCTATTGCGCCATGTCACTAAGGTTTCGCCTGATACCGATACGATCTCATCCTTGTCTTGCATGACATTGCGAATAGCTACTTCCAAGCCTTCCATCTGCTCTTCTAGAGCTTTGATGCTTGACTTGTATTGCTTGAGTTGGGCAACCGCCATCTCAATGTTTTGCGTAGCAACCACCGATCCGGCATTGGCGGTTGGATACACAAGCTTGGTTTGCTCAATGGTTTGCGGATCAGGCACAGTCATGGTCTGGCAATGCGCCCAAAATACCGCCATCTTTTGAATCAACTCATCTTTTTGACTATCGCTGATGGTGAACTCAAAGGTTACAAATTCGCTTCCACCAAATAAAACAGCCAAAAATATACGATCGATAGAATGACAAGCGCATTCGTGTATGAGTTGGGCAAAATCAGCATCAGGAATCCGATTAGTGTCGGCATCAAACTGATTGCGAACTCCAGCATTGTAGTTTTTTGCTTCAACAAGCACACGACCATCTGCACTAATGAAATCAAAATGAGAACGCATCCAATCGTGCTTGGGGTGAGTGATAACATAATCGGCATCCTTTAACTCAATCTGGTGGCGGTCTTGAAATAGGCGACCAATCACCGGTTGCATAACATGGCCCATCTGCACGGCTTCCACCTTGGAAAGATCAGCCACTTCCTTTTTGCCTTGCTTTTCCAAGATTACATCAACCGCATGGCCAGTTACGGCACGGCGCGAATCACCACTCCACCATGATTTATTACGGATTTCTGGCGCGAAATCGGCTCGATCATTCGCCATCATGCACCCCTAGTAATGATATTGAGTAGTGCTATTAGATGATTAACTTGCTTACGATAAAAGTCCACCTGTTTGCGCAACTCTGCAATCTCATCTAAGCCCTGTTCAACGGCTTGATCTTGGCGCTCCACTAAGCCCTCAAGGCTCGTAATGCGCTTTTGCAAGTTGGTGGTGGTGTTGGTGCTACCTTTAGTTCTTGGCATGGTTATCTCCCGAATGGAATGGTTGAAAGGTCGTCGAGTTCTTCGTCGGTATAGGTCTGCTCACCGGATGGCTTGAGTGACCAATCACCAGAATAAAACGGATACGACTCGCTATATGAGCCTGTCTGCTCCTTAGCTACTTGCTCGGTGATCTGAGCCAATAAGCCAAGCAATGCATCGCGATCAGCGACATAAAAATGGGCTTTAAAGATCATTTCGTTTCTCCAAGTTAGGTTAATTGGGTTACTACGATTAAGAATATACATCATCTAAATTTATAACACAACTACTCTTGGGTAACCTATTGGGGACAGTTGGGGTCAATGGCCAAATTAACCCATCCGGCTAGTAGGAGCGCGGCTGAACTCATCCCATCTGGCTGGTATAATCCTGATCGATTTACTCAACTATTAACCGAATTAACCCATCAGGCTGGAAGAAAATTCACTCATCAGGCTGGATATCCTGTGGATAAGTCTGTGGATAACTTGTGGATAAGTGGTTAATAAAATAAAAGAATGGCCATACATAGATATCTATCTATATAATATAAGATCATTTATGATCTTATTAACTATCGTAGATTTTTCGAAGAATAGTATTCGAAGAATAGATAAAAACCTTATTTCTATTTCTATTAAATCGATAATAAAAACGAAGAATAGAAAACGAAGAATAAAGATCGTATAACTTACGAATTCTATAGACCTATATTTCTATGAATAGCCCTAGAATCGATTTAAACCATCATTAAAGCCATTTTTTATGGTTTTGGTATCAAGATAGTATAGGGCATAAAAAAACCCGCCTAAGCGGGTTTAAATGGGTTTTAAGGGATTAGCTAAACAATAGAGCCAGAATTGCTAAAATCAGGATCAAAAGGCATAGCCAGTCATCTTTATTTGGGTGATTATTCATAGCTTATAACCCGTTTAGAGCCATTTTTTCGATCGAGGTAAGGGAAACACTCACGCGCTTTCTTAAAATCGCTTAGACAGGCTATAAACCATTCCTCGGTCAAATTGCCCGAGATCACATCATCAACCATATCTTGAAAAGCAGATAACGAAAACTCTTCGACAAAATCCAATACCTCATTGATCGAACAATCACTCGCTAATTGATAACCCAGATAGCGAAGATCATCAATCTGCAATTCGATCTCTTCGTAAACCCTCTCGGAGTAATCGCTGTATTCGTTTTCATATTCATAGCCAGACTGTTGATAGCCATAGCCATAGCCATAGTTGTATGAATAGGGTTTATAGGAATATTTGACTGGCTTTTCTTTCGCTTGTTTTTTTTGCTTTTTGAGTCCCTTGATCTCATGCTTACTCGCTGAATCACTTGCACTCCACGCGTAAGTATTCGAGAGCCATAACCCTGCCCAATACACACCAGCTGATTGATTGATGATCGTTTGCCTACCTTCGTTATCCATCAAAATAAATTTATTTGATGAGCCAATATGATCCCCTACGATCTCCGCGAATGATGGGTGGAAAGCAAAGTCTGGATTTGCTGAGATCATGGGTTTTAAATAATCGTTGATGTAGTGCCATGTGTCAGATTTGCTTTCGTCTGCTTTATTGCCAGTTGATAAAATGCCATTGTGCATAAGCCAGAGATCGATCCCATGTTCTAAACGATTGAGAATTGGATATGGGTGGCAATTATCCAAATCAATATCCCCATGAGTTCTCATTCGCAAATGAAATGAACAATTTTTGCCCGAGATAAATTCCCGATAAAAAGCAATAAATTCATCAGCTGATTTGGGTAATAGCTTTTTAACGATCAACTCCCCATTATTGGCATACATAACCCCTACTCCATCAGAGTTGTATGAATAAAAATCAGAGAGCCATTCATCGCTAAGAATTGGACTAGTAGATTGTTGATTAACTAATAAACACATAAAATATTCCTTTCGTTAGGTTAAGGGTTAGGCTACTTTTCTGAGATCTGGCTTACTTTCGAATTTGAGAGTAAAGCCTTTATTTTTGAGATATATACGCAAATGCTTAGTGTCGGATCGATTCTCGGGTTTGCAAATCCAGTCCAAAAAATGCTGAGTTTTTAGTTCAGCTGCACTAGCAGATTGTGTGAAATGCCATGATGCAAAGGCAAATTCCAAACAAGCCATGATCGTTAAATATTTCAGCGATCCTCTAAAAAGCCTAAATTCGATCGTTTTCTCGTTTTGAAAATTGAGGGCTTCATAACGATCCCAATTCAGCGAACAGAGTTGATCGGATCGATCCTTATACTCCAGAGCTTTATTGATCCAGTCCTTATTTTCAAGATCCTTTTTTTTGCAGTAGCCGTTATCTCTTCGTCTGGCTAAGGCATACACAAGCGGATCATTTTCAGGATCGTTAATAAAAAGAATCAGCTTACTAGCGTGGAGCATGGTCATAGTGCTTTTACAGATATGGATATGTAATCCACAGGTTTCTGTATTGTGTGATTTGCAACCGCTTACCTGATCCTTAAATAGTTTTAGTTGATGCTTATGAACATCAATACCAGTATAAGCAGTTACGATCTCAAATCCTCGATCGATTGAACAATCCTCTTCGATTAAGGCATAGCGAAAACTATTGCCCTCAGCATTTCGATATGTGCCTATGTGATCGAGGATCGATTCTGCTTTACTATCCAGATCATAATTGTCATTTACTTCGAGTTCGAGTTCTAAGCCTAATAAAACCCGAGGTTTGCGATTGTCATAGCTTGATGGAATGTGTCCGAGTAAGCGTTTACTGGAGTGCCTACCGCCTATGAATTGATAATCCTGATCCTCTTCATCATAGCTGTAATTACCCTCACAATCTGAGCATACTCTTCGATCTTCTCTCTCGATCCAGAATGTGTCATCACGCAAAACTAATGTGTCGCAGTCATCACAAAAATAAACCTCT